GCGTGGAAGTCTTCGAGCGTCCGGAGCATCCCGGCAATTCGATCCATTGTTCGGAGCCTTTCCTACTGTCCGCCAGACTAAGCGAACCGCGCAGTCGTCCGATCCTGAGATCGGGCGACCGTTCGAGTATCCTAGTGCTGCTCGATCACGTCCCATTCCCTCGGGGCCTCGATGATCTGCCCGCATTCGGAGCAGTAGGCCCCGCCGTCTCCGAAGTCGAACCCCAGCCAGCGGAGTGCGCCCTCAGCGTCTGCGCACCCCCACGCGCAAGCCACGCACAAGTACTCGATGTCTACTAGGTCGCCGCGCTCGTCCTCTATGAAGATTGCCACGCCTTGCCTCTCAGAGCCTTGCACGATGGCGGGGCCATACGACACCGGCTCGACAGTGTTGAAACTCTCGTACTTCGTCATTGCTCTCTATCTCCCTGGACTACTGCCCGCCAGACTAGGCGGTCGATGGATGAATCCTATACCCCGTAAACCGCCCGTCAACGGTATTATGTCAAGCAGGGAGAAATATTTCCGCGGAACCGCCCCGAAACGAGAGGTTTGGTTAGGTTTCATATTGCGAAACTGCCCCGAAAGTTGTTACACTCGCTCTGGAAGCGAAACCGCGATGCCGGTTACCGCTACTACCGCTACTACCGCTACTACCCGCCCCGCTCTCCGGGCGGATAGCGTCCAGGCTGGTGCTACCTGGTGAACAGCGTCACCTGGTCAGCGGGGACCCCGTAAGCCTGCGCAGTCCTGCTGACCAGGAAGCAGTGCAGTCCGATGGACTCCCGCTCTCCCCAGTCGCGCACGTACGGAGCCCGTGATTCCGGTGGAGCCTGATCCCGTGGGGTGCAGGGTTCGCATTGCCTTGTCTTCCCGGTACGGTATGGGTCTCACCCGAAAAATGGCTATGCACTCCCCGGATTCGAGACATCGAAGTGACGGGTCTCGCCTTTCGTTAGTGACGGATTTCACGATACCCCCGAAGTCCCGTATTTACTGGTGTTCCGCCCTCCTTGCGACCCCTCAACCCATCCTGTTGCGCTACCCATCGCTCCCAGCGTATGCTTAGAGCACGGAACCGAGGCTCATGTGGACGAGCAGACGACTCTTAATCGTCCGGTAGTGGGTTCGAGGCCCACGGGTTCCACCACGGGAGGCCGCAAGGCGGCGACGGGCCTCATAAGCCCGTACGATGGGGTGCGATACCCTGCCTCCCGACCACGCTGCTATCGTCCATCGGCAGGACACCGCCTTGTCAGGGCGGGGAGCGGGGTTCAACTCCCCGTAGCAGCGCCATTCTCGGGTAGTCTAACGGTAGGACGGCTGGCTCTGAACCAGCAGGCGGGGGTTCGACCCCTTCCCCGAGAGCCAAACACCTTGCTAAAAGAGAGATTTGCGGTGAATCACACCCCTAATCACCGCTTCTGCCCCTGCGGGGACTGCAAGCAGAAGCGGTTTCTGATGTGGATAGCCCGATTGCAGGCCGAGGCCCGCTTCGAGCGTGAGTCTAAGCCCGAGGAGCCCTAACTTGACCCCGCGTGACATCCGAGACGCCAATCGTGAGGAAGAACTCCTCGCGCTGACCCCCGAGCGGTATCGCATGGACGTGTTAGAGGGGCGACTGGAGGTTCTGGAGGGCCAGAACCCGAACAAGCCGGTCATCCGGGTGTCCTGCGACCTGTTCTACGTCGATGGCAAGGACTACAAGCGCGGTCAGACCGTTCCCGGCACCGGCAGATACCCGAACGCGAACGACATCGCCGTCATCGGCAAGGAGACGGCGTACAAACTCTCGAAGTCGTACCGCGAGGCCATCGAAACGCTCACCCCCATCGACGGGGGGCCGGAAGTCAAGGGCTCTGTCGCGTGGTGGTTCGACCAAGCGTGGCAGGCGGCGTCCGGGAGCCCGCAGTTGGTGACTTGCACCAGTTGTGGACATAAGTGGAACCACGCTTTCAAGAAGGACGGCGGCTTGATCTTCAAGATGATCGAGTTGGTCGGCGGCAAGGCGAAGGAAACGAAGGACATCAACGTCCGGGACATCGAGATGAAGGCGCTGCTTGAAAAGCGCGAGGTCGATGTCTACCTGCACGAGATTGACCCGAACGAAGCGGCCTCGCGCCGCCGTCTGCTGAAGGTCATCGAAGGAGAGATCATTGACGAAGCAACTCCCCCAAGCGACGGGTAGGTTCTACCGCTCCCGAGAGGCGTTCACCGTCTACGGTGGGCCGGAGGACTGGAAGAACCCGCACGGGCTGATCTATGTTGCCCCCGGAGAGGCGTTCGACGGCGGCTTCCTCGCACCTTCGGTGCGGGCGACGCTCATCGCGAACGGCACCATCTCGTATTGGCCCGAAGCACTGCGTGACTAACCTCGACCCGCAGAACGGAATGGCCCTGCCCGCGAGCACGAAGTCCGTGCCCGCGCTGGCATGGGAACTGATGGGCTACCAGCCGAACGGTTGGACCTATCGTCACGTCCACCGTTCCGGGGCGAGGTTCAACACCTACTGCACCTGCCGTCAGTGCGGCAAGACCGAGGGACTGAGCGCGGAAATCTTCGACGCGCTGACCGCCCCTCCTCGCGACAACGACCCGAAGGGCGGACTTGATCCGGCCCACGTCGGGGTGTTGTCGTTCGACTACCCCCACGCGAAGATGTCCATCACGAAGTTCGTTGAGCGCGTCCACCGGGCCTACGGCGAGGAATGGTATCGCTACAACGAGAATGACCACATGATCACCATCCCCGCGACGGGGGCTGTGCTGCGCTGGATGAGCGCGGACAACCCGCTCTCAGTGCAGGGCTGGACGCTCAGTGCGGCGTTCGTGGACGAGGCGCAGAACGTCACCGATGACGTGTGGCACAACTTCCGCCCCTGCCTCTCCGTACGCAACGCCCCGCTGTACGTGTTTGGAACGCCAGACCCGGTGCCCGGAAACTCGTGGTACTACGGGTCGTACCTGCGTGGACTAGACGCGGAGGAACCGACCTACCACTCTTTTACCCTGTCGGCGCGGGACAACAAGTGGATGTCGCAGGAGGACATCCTAGACGCGCGGGCCAGTTCCACGGAGCGCGAGTTCCGCATGAAGTACCTCGGGGAATGGGTAGACGCCGAGGGTTCGGTCTTCCGTGGGGTGGACGAGTGCTTCACCGGGGAGTGGCTTGCCCGCCCGGAGGCGGGGCACACCTACGCTATGTCGCTGGACACCGCGAAGGTTGAGGACTTCACGGTGGCCTACGTCATCGACCTCTGCCATTCCCGCATCGTGGCGCAAGACCGCTACAACGGGCTGGATTACGTCCTCCTGTCCGAGCGGAACGAGGAACTGTACCACAAGTGGCGGTGCGAGTACGTCCACATGGACAGCACGGGCGCGGGTGAGCCGGTAGCGGATATGTTCCGCCGCAAGGACTTGAACGTGCTTCCGTATATGTTCACCGCGAAGTCGAAGGCGCAGTTGATCGCCACCCTCGCCCGCGAAATCGAGCACAAGCGGGTGATCTTCCCGAAGGACGCGCTGGAACTGAACCGGGAACTGAAGGCGTTTAGGCGCGAAGTCACCAAGTCTGGTAACATAGTTTACACGGCACCTGTGAATTATCACGACGACTGCGTGATTTCGGCGGCGCTTGCCGTCTACCGCACCCGCTTCGGCGGGGGCGTCCGGGTCACTAAGTACGCAACCTTCTAGGTCAGAGAGACATATGGCTGGCTACGACGACTTCTTTAACAAGGACTCCGGGGTGGCTCGCGTCGCTACGACGTGGGCTGCTCAGAACGTCCAGCAGCGTGAAGGCATCCTCGGGAACTTCGACCGTCTGCGCCGGGAGGTCTATCACCAGTACCTCGTTGACCTCGTAGAGGACGACAGGTACTACCGCCTCGACTTCGGGAAGAACCTCATCCCGAAGGAGTGGGACGACCGTGGGTTCAAGCCGACCCTGCCGCCGACTGCTTACAACGCGGTCGAGGCGGCGTCTGACACCATCCTCACGACCCCCGAAATCTTCGTCCCCGTCCGCCCGACGAAGGACAACTTCGGCTACGAGCGCGAAGTCGCGTCCTCGAAGAAGGCGGCGCTGGAGTTCTTCTGGCACAACGTCTTCCTCGCTGGCGACCCCGTTGGCAAGGGCAAGAAGAAGTTGATCAAGGACGGTAAGATCGTCCTGAAGAAGGAGATCGACTGGGACAAGGTTGACGATGACACCGTGTCTGTCGGCTACCGTGGCTTCCCCTACAAGGTGCGGCTGCTCTCCAACGAGACGGTGTACGAGGACCCCGACCACCCGGAAGACCCGTGGTTCTGCTACGAGTCCTACGAGATTCGCGTGTCCGCGGCCATCCGGCTGTTCCCGGAAGTGAAGGCTTACCTCTCGACTCGTCGGGACGGCGACAAGGTTCGTCTGGTCGAATACTGGTCGAAGCCGAGGGGCACGAGCAAGGGCAAGCGTTGCGTCTACATCGATGACGTGAAGGTGCTCGATAAGGCCAACCCGTACCGCTGGGTCTCCGGGCTCACCGCCAGCGGCAAGGAACTGTACGACGGGTATATCCCTTACTTCATCGCGGACTCCGGCTGGGGTGACGTGGACGCGGACAGCGCCCCGCACCAGCGGTACGTCGGCATGATTCGTTACATCCGCTCGGTCATCGAGACCGAGGCTCGCCAGTTGACCGCTGCCGACGCCCAACTCCGCATCGCCACCTTCCCGGTGACGATCCTGAAGGGCATCAGCGAGGACGACGAGCACCCGATTACCCTCGGCCCGGCGACGAAGATTCACATGCCCGCTGGCGACGACGCCAGCATCACCACGCTCTCGTGGCCGGACGTTCCGGCTGGTGTGTGGAACATCCTCCAGCGTCTGCACGGCTACGCCAACGAACTCGCGAAGTTCGAGTCGCTGGGTGGGCAGGCTCCGCGTGGGGTGAGCACGGCTACCGAGTCGCAGCAGGTGTTCCAGTCGGCTTCGGCGAAGTTGGCTGGTCCGATGTCAGGGCTCCGGTCACTGTTTACACGCATCAACCGTTCGATTCTTCAGGACATCGAACTGGTCATCGAAGGCCCGGTCACGCTGTACGGCGCGATTGAGGGTTCGTCCGGCGTCACCACGCTGAACCCCGAGGACATCGACGGCTTCTACGACACGTTCGTGGAACTGAAGACTTCGGATCAGGCGCAACTGAATCGTGCTAACATGATGATGTGGGCGAACCTGTATCAGGTCTTCAACCTCGACCGCGAGTACGCGATGGCACAGGCCGGAATCAAGAACCCGGCAGAGCGCATCGCCAACCGCGCGACGGAAGATGTCTTCTTCGACCCGCGCCAGCACGAACTCCGTGTGGCAATGTCGATGGCCGGACAGGGCGAACTCGGGCAGATCATCCAGCAGAGGATGATGGCTACTATGGGCAACCCCGAGGGCCAGCCCCCTCCGGGCGGGGCTCCGGCAGGGGCGAACTTCCCCGGAATGGACAACGCACCGTCAGCGCCTCGCGGCGAGACTGGTGAAGACCTACGGGCTTCGGCGTTCGCGCAAGCCCTCGACTCGCAGCCTGACGCTGCATACCGCTAGGAGGGCGCATGGCAGGTG